AGTAGAGCAATCGCTTGTACGAAAGATGAATACAATATCTTTTTAGCTTGGCGAAGTGCAAAAGCAAAAGTTGTCACTACTCATCAAACGTGGATTAATTCTATAATGAAACAATGCGACCAATTAAAAATCGGATTGAAAGCATATAGATATTTGTCCGAGGGTATTGAGTTGGCAAGTGAACTAGGAATAAAAGTTGACGAGGCAGAACTTATTAAAACTAATTCTACTGGCTTAACAATCTACAACCCTACAAATCTGGCGAATATGATTAAGGGTATGAAAAATAAAGAACAGACGAGAGAGCAGAAAATATATGAACGTATGAAGTATGAAAAAGAAAGTGTAAATTAATACTTGACATAGTAGGGATTATCATATATAATCCCTACTATAAACAACAGAAAGGACACAATGAAAGCAAATACAGAAATAAAAATACCACAAAACTTTTTCGTGACTTACTACGCAAAGAAACACGAAAAGTTTATAACTAGAAAAGGTCAATGGACTAAACCAAACACAGATACGCAAGGAAAGTATTTTGTATCTAAAGAGGGAAAACCTTGTTTCATTTATTACGACCTAGACGCAGACGGCTGGAGAATGGCAACGTGGGCAATGACAATTAAGGAGAGAGGATAATGGACGGAATAGAACTTATGGTAGCAATAATAGGGGCAGTAGTAATATTGACGTGGTACATATGAGTAGTTTTAATTGGTGTCACGGACCGAGTTGCCACACATCTCACACACAGGACCGAGTGCGAGGAAGTAAAGGTAGCAAGGTCCTAAGAACTAGAAGAATAAAATTACACACCGATAGTCAATGGTATAGTCCAGACGATTTTATGAATTACTTTTGTAGCCAAGGTTGTCTGCATAATTTTATAAAGACACACATACAACGAGTAGTTGCAATCGCACCGAGGACCGAGGCACTTGAAACACCAATCAATGACCCTAAGAAAACAGACAGAGCTTATTATGGTCAATGGGAAATAACAGAAAAAGACGATTTACTACCCAACGGAGATAGGGGTTGACACACAGACAGAATAGGAGTATATAGGATATAGAAAGGATACATATATATGACAACTAAAATAAAAACAACTAACCCTTACTCTGGTCAATCAGCAATGTTGACCGAGGACGAGCACAAACTATACATAGACATTAAGACTGCAGAAGTTAAAGAGGACTATACTACAATGCAAAAGAAGTTAGATAAGTTTAGCAGACTAAATGTATCAGCATATATGACATTACTAGACTAACAATCACAGGTTGTGCGGCCCCTGCGGGGCCGCGCTTCGCGGGCCTTCGGCCCTCGGCGCTTCGCGCCTCGGGGTCCCAAACCGAAACCAAAAATCAAACATTAACCGACCCCACCCCCTAAAAACACAAAAAGGGGTCCCACTGCTTTTCGCTTTATGCCTTGATTTAGACAGCCACCCCTGTTAAAAACATTTTGGTACCATGGACTTGAATAAGGTAAACATAGAAAAATTACCTGCAGATGTGCGTAAAGCCTTCAAACAACTTCAAGTGTTACATGCTGAAAAAAAGATACAGAATAAAGCTAAAAGTGATTTTCTATCTTTTGTAAAATGCATGTGGCCAGATTTTGTAGAGGGGTCCCATCACAGGCACATCGCAGAAAAATTTAATAAATTAGCTACGGGTGAAATAACTCGACTAATAGTTAATATGCCACCAAGGCATACCAAATCTGAATTTGCATCTTTTCTTTTGCCATCGTGGATGGTGGGCCGTGAACCGAAACTCAAGATCATTCAAGCAACGCACACAGGAGAACTAGCCGTGCGGTTTGGTAGGAAGGCAAAACATCTTATCGATTCAGATGATTATAAAAAAATTTTTAAAACAACTTTACAAGAAGACTCGAAAGCTGCAGGTCGTTGGGAAACGGCACAAGGCGGAGAATACTTTGCTGCTGGTGTAGGTGGAGCTATTACAGGACGGGGCGCGGATCTATTAATCATTGACGATCCACACTCTGAACAAGATGCATTGTCGCCTACAGCATTAGAGTCTGCTTACGAATGGTATACGTCAGGACCAAGACAACGTTTACAACCAGGCGGTAAGATCGTCTTGGTTATGACAAGATGGTCAACCAAAGATCTCACAGCTAAGTTAGTTGCGAATCAAAAAGAACCGAAGTCTGATCAGTGGCACGTGGTCGAGTTTCCGGCAATCATGGACCACGGACCAGTGTGGCCAGAGTATTGGAACATAGAAGAACTAGAAAAGGTCAAAGCTTCATTGCCCGTGGGCAAATGGAACGCACAATGGATGCAACAACCAACGTCCGAGGAAGGTGCGATCTTGAAACGTGAATGGTGGAACGTATACGATAAAGAAGACATACCACCTCTACATCACGTCATACAATCTTACGACACAGCATTCTTAAAAAAAGAAACAGCCGACTATTCAGCGATTACAACTTGGGGTATTTTTTATCCAAACGAGGATAGTCCAGCTAATTTATTATTATTAGATGCTATCAAAGGCAGATACGAGTTTCCAGAACTTAGACGATTAGCCTTACAGCAGTATGATTATTGGAAACCTGAGTCTGTTATTGTCGAGGCTAAAGCATCAGGACTACCTCTGACCTACGAGCTTAGGCAGATGAACATCCCAGTTATTAACTTTACACCCTCAAAAGGAAATGATAAACATGCAAGGGTAAACGCCGTTGCACCTCTTTTCGAGTCTGGAATGATATGGGCGCCAGATCAGAAATTTGCAGAGGAGGTTATTGAGGAATGTGCAGCATTTCCTAACGGTGATTACGACGACCTTGTGGACTCTACGACACAAGCTATCATGCGCTTCAGGCAGGGCGGATTGATCGGTCACCCTGAAGATTACATTGACGAACCCAAAGACCCAAAACCAAGGACGTATTATTAATGCCAATAAATAAAATAAAAGGTGTCGGAGCAGCAATCAAAGGTTTCGGTAAAGCCGTTAAATCTTTTCAAGATAAAAGAATAGCTGCGATGAACAGAAAAATCAAAACAACAGGAGCACAACCCTATATCGAAGAGTATGGAAACGTTATCTCCTCCAAAGCTAAAAATAAAAAACAATACAAAGCAGAACAAAAAGCTAAGAGAGAAGAGAGTATGAAAAACTACAAAGGACTTCCAAAACCATAATGTATAGTAAAATTAAACAGTTTTTAGATGCAGCCCCTAAAACTTTGAAGAGTGCAAATGAGATTTATAATTTTGCTAGAAATGCATACAAAAAAGCCATGGGTTTTTTTCCCGATGGTATAGATGATATTTTTTTAAAAAGAGGTTCTGCAGAAATGCAGGATGTAAGAAACAAAGTTGTTAAGTTTCCTGAGGGTGGCAAAGACAAAACAGATTTCTTTTCAACAAGACCAGATCCCAGAGTAAAACAACCCGAAGGTGCTAAGATGGATGTTCAACGAGCGCATGAAAATTTAGCTGGTGGATCAAACTATGCACAAGGCGATACAAAATACAACGCGGATGTTTTAGCAGATGAGATCGCTAGACAAAGAAAACTCATACCTGATGATGGTATAGCAGATAGTAGTGATTTAGATTTTAAAACAAAAACAGATTTATACGACGAAGCATATTCATATTTAACTGGACTTAGAATGTTGAATAGAAAACCAAAACAAGGCGGGCTCATGTCTACGATTGAAGGTGAAACAAAAATGAGGTCACCTGAAGAGATTATGGAGTTTTTAATGAAAGGTGGTAAAGGTGCAGACACAAATATTGGTAAAGCACCAAAGACTACAAAAACAAAACCCGATGTAGATCCTGTGCTACAACAGTCGGAAGATCAGAAACAAATGTTTTTAGATTTTGGAAAGAGAACAGAAACAGAAGCAGAGACGATAGCTAGAATGAATAAACAAAACAAAGACGCTGTTAAAAGACTTAAAGAGAAAAAAGAAAAAGATCTTGGTGATAAATTAAAAGACTTTGACGGTGATCCAGATGCTATGGCACAAGGTGGCCGTATCGGTTTTTCTGGTGGCGGCGCAGGATTCGCTGGTAATCAAATGGAAGGTGATCAATACACAATGGGTCAACAGATACCTGGAAGCCCACAAGTTCCTATGGGTCAGTTTGGTCCTGTTAATGTAGGAATCTTTGGTGGCGGTGGTTATAGTAAAAATCAAATTGTACCTGGTGTCGATATGGCAACTACAAATCAAAATTATGGAATTACTGGACAGATACCTATAGGCAACACAGGATTTACTATTGGTGGTGATTATATGAAATCAAGAGCGAACGAAAGATTTACCGGAGAAACTATACCTGGACAAACTTTTAAAAATGTACCAACAGATAGTGATAGATTTAATGTAGGTATAAATTTTAGAAAACAATTTAAGGAAGGTAGTAAACCACCAAACCCTGGTCGAAGAAACTTTATGAAACTTATGGCGGGTCTAGCATCGCTACCTGTGGTAGGTAAATTATTTAAAGGTGCTAAGGTTGCAGATAAAGTTGTGCAACTAAAAAATACTACAACAACAATGCCTGCATGGTTTCCTAAATTTGTAGACAGATTTATATCTAAAGGCGTTGGTAGAAAAGTAGATCAAGATCTTATGCAATATGAAACAAAAGATTTACCAGGTGTTAAACTAGAAGTTAAAACTGATGGTAAGATTAGAGTTGAAGGTCAAAATGCTTACAATGAACCTTATGTTATAGACTATGAACCGCCAGGATATGAAGTTGTTGATTATTCAACAGGTAAAGCTGTAAAAACAAAAGGAGAGTTTGCAGCTGCTGACACTCAATACTTTAGAACAGGAGATCCAAGAGAGATGGATTATGATGTTGACTACAATAAAGTAAAAGACTTAGACGATCTTTTAGGTGGTAATTCTACAAAGTTAGAAGGTTTTGCAAAAGGCACTAATAAAGAAAAATATACGAAAGGGCAAAGAGCAGTAGACGAAGCAGATTCTAGAGCAGACGTTTATGAAGGTCCTGATATAGATATGAGTGACTATGAAGATTTTGCTAAAGGCGGTTTAGCCTACATGCTAGGAGAATAATGAAGATCGCAGAATACAAACAGATGATGGAGTATCTAACTCGTCCTGGTTTTAACGGAGGCGGCTCTGTTAGAAACAAAACTATTCTACCTAAAAAGAAACCTGAAGAAGAAGTTAAGAAAAGAAAAATAAAAAATTTTGAGAAAGCAAAAGGTGCACTAGAGAATCCTAAAGAAGTTAAGGAG